AGGCGTATATTTCGATAAATTAAATTACATAATTCATCTACATTAATGGGAAGTCGTTTAATCCTGCGGACACCTGTTGTATTAACGTTATACTGTGTCATCTCGTCAAAATTTAACTTCATTATATTTGAGTTTATGTTAATTATTAGTATTTGTTGTGGATTTTGTTGGTATGCTTGTTCTATAATGTCACTGTCTTTATCATTGTAATTTTGGTATCCATTATCACTTAACCACTGCCATTTTATTGATGGTTGTCTTTGGCTTTGCTGAGCTCCTGCACCACCCAACATATAAGACTTTCGGTTGGAGCGTTTTTTGCGCCCCCCCAAATTCTTGCGACGTTTGGAATATATCATCGTTTGCAGTTTTATATACTATATCGATAAAATACAAATTCTATTTAAAAATAAAGAATTCAAATAATAATATACATATAAACGATGTCAAAGACTGATGATGAATTTTTAAATAATTTATGTAATACTATTTCAGTAGATACGCGTGAATTTCAAAATGAATATAATGATAGCGTTATTGCCGATATTATACACAAAATGAAACAAGTAGAAAATACAATAATAAAAGATCAAAAACACCTTATGGATATGTGTGCCGATTATCAATTGCGTGCTTATAAAACAAATGTAAATATAATCAAACGCGAGATAATTGAATGTAATACGCAATATAACCATCTTGTTGTTGAATATTATAAACGCGTATGCTATCTAAAAAACAATTGTATTCGAAACACGGATATGGTATTATCCATTTATAATAATACACACGCGAAAGAAATCGACGTATTGAAAGCAGATTTGAATAGAACACACCAAGACTATAATATATTGAAAAATGAATATTCGTTATTAGAACATAGACTAAATGAAATAAATATCGAATATAATCGTGTGAATACATTGTGCCAAGAATTGAAATCCAATGAGAATTATAATAAACAGCAAGAAGTCGAACTTGGAACAAAAAAGATTCGCGATGAACACGAGATAAAATCCTATAAACATAAAATAAATAGTTTGGAAACGAAGATAGAAGCGTATATGAATCATAACAAAAATTTTCAAAATAAAATAGATACACTTGAAATTAAAATCAAATCTTACGACGAAAACGAAAAACATTACATTGCCGCATACAATGAATCACGTAAAAAAATGGTTGATTTAGAAAATAAATTAGCCGAAACAGAACAGGATAATTCAAAACAAAGATCAATGATTGACGAATTACGTGAAAAATTGTGTTATGAAACAGTCAAACGAATGAAAACGATAAGTGATGCGCAATTCCTATTGCGTTCCAAATACTTGTGGAATAATGATTCACAAGTATTCGAAGAATATGATTTTGAAGTTGTAGAATAATTACTGACTGAAAATTATAAAAATATAATGATTGCGATAAATATTGTAATCATTATATTTAACTTATTCGATCTATAATGTAAATGTTACACTATCTTGATAATGGTTGTTATGGCTGGAGTTCTATTTTCTTTTCAATACACGTATTGAAAATCGTATGCGACCGTTCATTGTATCCTTGTAGTGTCGTTATCGTTGTCCATTGTTCAATCATGGACGCAAGCAATTCATCGAAATCCTCCTCATTTTTCACCTTTCTATCCAACTGGAGTAGATTTTGGCGAAATGATTGTGTTGTTTCGTCATATTCATTTTGTAAATAATGCTGTGCTTTTTCCGTTGTTAAAATGCGTTGTTCTAAAACGGGATTATGTTCGTGCGCCATCGTATTATAGAAATTAAGAAACAATAGATGTGTTGGATTTTCGACAGGTTTATCAGTTTCATCTTTATCGAACTTTTTGCTAAATTCGTCCGTATCGGCTTTTCTACCATCCGTATATTCATTGTATGATTTATCAATTTTATCTGGGCTAATATCATCTTCTTGTATTTTATGGATAGGTTGTCCTAATAAACCTAATCCATTGATACTACTCTGGGACGCGTATGAAATAGACATTATAGTTATAATTAATAATTATTATTTATATAGTTTATTTGTTTATCATGAAATGAAACGTTTTGTCATAATGTGAAGCATATCACCGCGAGAATTGAGTTGTTTCTTTTCCAATACATAGGCATGTTTCGTATAATATTGAACAAGTTGCTCATCACACCATAGTTTCGCATATGTAAATCCCATTTTTGCGCTATAATTTTCGCAATAACGTATAAGAATTCTACCAAAACCTTTATTACGAACCGATGGAACAGTGAATATATTTGATATAAATGGTTCATTATGTTTTGTATCAATAGCAGCACCACCAGCTACAAACTGCTTGGTGTCCAATAATATGTATAAACTATCGCCATTTTTCCAATGTTCCAAAATAAATGAAATACAAGAAGAAATTGTAGTTATATGTTGGTCGCGGAAATCGGTTCGAAATATAGTCATTAGCCAATATGCCGCTTGAATCCTTTGGCGTAGTGTCAAATGTTGGAAGACAACAATAGAATATCCATTAGCGAGTTGTGTTTTTGGTATAGAACATATTAATCCAGAAGACATCGACCATCGACATAAACTATTTTCTGGCATAATGGTTTATGCATAAATAATATATTATCATAGTAGGTTCATTCTAATATAATTATTTAAGATTTTATATTCTAGGATATTTTTGGTCACATTCTGCCAATTTGCCAACATCTGTTCCAGGTCGAATAATAACGACAAATCGCAATGTTGTTCTATTTGTTATATCTATATAACAAGGATAGTAGGTTCGATATGTTCTAACACCGCCATTTGTTCCGTATGCTGTGGGCACTTTTGCAATAGCCTCTGTCAATGAAACAACACTTGCTCTATTATTCAATGACGTTTCTTTGAATCCGTTCGTATTATCCAGTGTTGTATGATAATGATATCCGAGTATGCGGCATACATCGACAACTGTCGTCTCATTATTATATACCCGATACAAATTAATATCTACTGGAGTAATCTGTGGCAAAGCAACTGGAATCAAATTAGGAATATTCACCGGAGAAAGCATTGTTGGTCTAGACGTAACACGTCCATTCTTTTTTTTGAATCCGTCAGTTTGGTATGAATTCACGCCAAATGGGTCGTTATATATTATTTCATATTGTTTAATTGCTTGAATTGATGTTCGATGTGGACCCGTCTTATGACCGCTTTCTATATCATCGCGCCAATATCCGGTCATTCGTCCAGTTAGGCCCTGAATTTGTACATTATTGTTGATTAGATTCGTATGTAATTCGTGTGTTGCACCAATTCTTAGTTTCCACGCATTCGGGATAAGATTTGCTCGACGAAAAAATCCCTTGACTCCTAAAACGATATGCCGTGTCAATGCCTCTTTGAAAAATTCGTTGATTTCATCGGGAGATAATCTATCCGTTGATGTGTGATTTCGAAACGCAATACCATTGCGGATACACGCGTATTGAACGTGATGTGTCAATTTTTCATTGATACGAACAATATGAACTCGATGATCATTTCCGTAATTGTCGATAATATCCTCTTTGACCCATTTTTCGGCATTTTCGGGACAATCCAATGGGTAAAATTCTTGAATAATTCTTTTCTCTAAAAAATCTGCATGGCCAATATATGCAGATGGAATCGTCATTTTATACAATTGATGTAAGTCCCCCCAACGATACAATTGATATAATTGTGCAATCATTGTAGCACTAATAAATATGAATCTATTATTATGGTCCGTCATATGTCTAACATCCAGTACACCCGCTTCGTGTAAGGTATTATGTAGAACTTGACATTCTTTATCTCCTGTATCAATTTCGTCTATAATAATAAGACCGTTCGTCATACTTGTTAGGTCGGCTTTTGATAATTGTCCGTGATGGAATATTTTATCCTTGAAACAATTGGGGGCTTTTTCTTTCATATCTTTTTCCCAACCGGCATTGCTCATACCCGTTATGATTCGAACATTCGCAGGATTAACTACAAACGCGTCATCATTATGCGTGGTCAGCAATTTCGCAATTTCAATCATAAGTCCATCCGCGCCAACTTTGGTTTTCTTTTGAATACTAATAACTCGTCTATGGTTTTGATAGAATATATTCACAATATTAGTTGCGTCTTCCATTTGATTTGGAAAAATGTATTCGGTGGTTGCCTTATCATCACCTTCTAAGAATCGAAGTCGATTTTCTGCTCTGGCCGCATTATATGCCTGTATAACCGATTCTCGTCGTGCAGAAATAATATCGTTCATATTAAAATTTGACTGTGAATGATGATAAATAAAATATTGCTGGGATAATAATCAATTTTTTATTTATTTGTTATTTTCATTCATATATTGTATAATAATTACAATTGGTTTATTTATATTACATCTACCGAGTCTCACAATAACGTCTTATAATTCTGCAGAATCGTAATATGTTTTGAGTTATTATTTTTATTACACCGACTGAAAAGAAAAATGAGACAAACTTTCTATAAAAAAATAAAAAATAGACGAATAAAACAATTAAATATATGATAATTACGACGAATCATATCAAGGGGTGAGCGAGTTACACTTGCGCTTGACATGGTGCGTTTCCTTTCAATACACTGGTTCTTGTATATGTGAAAACGTGTACACCCATATGCCTTATTCACGATTTATAGATAAAACCTCAAGACATGTACTTTTTGAAAATACAATTAACCCTTACAGCGTTAGACATATTTTTTAACAAAATCAAATATTTTCTTATTTTAGCTTGTTAAAATAAGAAAATATTTATAAATTGTATAATTTAATGAATTCTAGGACACCTGTTGGTATTAAGACCATGTCAAAACGTTGTAAGGGTTAATATAAACTTCTTGCGATAAAACAAGAAGATCAATATTTCATTTTCGCTTTAGCATAAGCAATCAAAAAGTGAATGTCTTACGGTTTTGAACTTGATACTCGCATGTTTATTTCTTTAGTTCATTCGCTATTGCTATATATATTGTCATAAATTATATCCGAAATTTCTTTTGAAAATTCGTTTATATCTATAATATCATCTATTTCTAAATTCTCTTTTCCTGTAGGGAATAATTCACTATATTCATTACGACCTTTGATACGTAAATAATCTATAAACTCTCTATATTTATTCATAATTTCTTTATAACGGTCATTAAGTTGATGTTTTGATTCATTATAATGTCGGATGTAAATGACAGGTATTTCACATTTTAAATATTTTTTAAAATTTCATCCTGTTGTGCAGGTGTATGTTGTGTATGATAGGGAATACCGTGTTCTAGTTCTTCTAATAATGTCGGCTCCATATTGATTTTATAGCAACTATTAGTTTCATTATTCAAAGGATAATCCTTTTTCATATAACTGTTAATTCTACTAAAAGCTTGAGTATAAGCATATTCAAATATTGCTTTCAAGAACACATTGGTTACATCAGAAATTTCTTCATTCATTTTGGCTATTGTACTGCTTATTTCTTGGTCGCTTAAATCCATTGGTGGTGGTGAATTCGAACCTCCACATTTTTTTTCGAAAGACGTTTTCTTGTCAATTTTTGTTTAGCCTTATATTTTCGTGAAACAGTAGTCATTGATAGTTTTATATAATATAAACCAGTATAATTATTTTATCCGAACCATGTGTATAATTTATAAATATCATATCCAACCACATTTTATTATATTTTGTAAATGCGATAGATAATAAACACGTATAAGAATCAACCATCAAATGTCCCATTTTTTATATTTGTTTTCATCGTGTCTATTTGTGCTTTATAATCGTTATAAATATTCATTTCTTCCAGAAAAGATTTATGTCGTTCAATAAACTCTATAGCTTCAGGAATAATTGTAGTTGTATATCGTTGAATTGCAATTATTTTAGCAATTTCAGGAACAACTGTCTCAAAAATATACTCTTCTTTTTTGATCGGCGACGCGTCTATTGTGTCCTCTAGCATTTTAGTTTCAGTTTCATTATATCGTGCCTCGATTTTTCTAAATATAATTTCTAATTCATCATCGATTGTTTGTTGTGTAATCGACGTTGGTTCTACCATATTTCCAATTTCTATTTATATACTAACGTACAAATCAATATTTTAAATAAAAACGAAATGATTCCATGTGAATCATTTATGAAATAAATATTTCATATGCGTATAAACTATAAATATCATATCCTACTATCATCATATATAATATAATTTATGATTACAATTCGTATCCACGTCCTTTTAATTATTATTATTTCCGTTATTATTGCGTATTTTCTAATTGAAATGTCATTATTAACGGTCAATACGATTCGAGCATTTAAAAAATATTTCTGCACACGCGAATTGAAATTATTAGACAGATATGGAGGTTCAGGGACATGGGCGATAATAACGGGTGCATCGAGTGGTCAAGGCCGCGATTTCGCATTATCATTAGCAAAACGCGGATTTAATATTTGTATGATTGGATCACATAATACCGATAAAACCGCTGCCGAAATTGCGACCATGTATCCTACCATTAAAACTAAAATAATATATAAAGATTTTTGTTGTGCATTCCAAGACGATTTTTTCGATGATATTATTCAAACCATAAACGAATTAGATGATAAAATCGGTCTATTAGTCAATAATGTAGGACATCGTGTTGCATGGAATCCATACCATGAAATGCCACATAAACTCATACGCGACTCTATAGCAACAGGAACTATCGTTCAAAGTCGATTAACACAACTACTCATCCCCATTTTCCTTAAACGCAAACCAACGGCTAAAAGTGGATTAATTAATATAACCGCCCAATGCTTACATCCTAATTTTTTATTCGGTTTAACTATTAGTAATGAAATATCCGTTCCGTATTTAAGTGTGTATGAGGCCGCCAATGCATTCGGGTTCTATCACGGAAACTCGATTTACAAAGAATATAAAGACCAATTTGATATTTTGAATGTCACACCCGGTGCCGTTATAACGGAAAATACACAATGTTTGAAAAATACAATGTTTAAAATAAATAGTGATAAATATGTTGAAAATATACTTAAAATGGCAGGTAATGTTCAAGGACATAGTTGTGCTTATTGGGGGCACGCTCTAACTAATTTTCTTATTAATTTGGTTCCATTTATTAAGAACCGTGAATTGGATAATGTTGGCCGTACCATTTCAATCGATTATATGAATAAATATATGGAAAAACATCCGGCACCAGACCAAACCCTACAACCTGGACAACAAACCCATCCACAAGAAACCCACGAAATACAGTCTGAACAACCACAACATGATGAATACCAGACTCAGTTAATGAAATCTCTATTAGAATCATTGCAAAAAACATTATTAATTAGTAAAGATACATTAGAGAATAAACCGGCGGTATATCCCGAAACACCATCCGATTCAATTATCATTGATGATACCACAGTTGTAGAATAGAGAGTGGTAGAATCCTATTATAATATTCCTCGTTTTAAACCTTTGAATTTTTGTTGCGATAGTTGTAATACATTACCGGGTTCCGGTTCAGGTCCATCATTGAGAAATACGAAATGTTCCCACAATCCTTCAACAGTCATTCCGCTATGATGGATAGTTTGCCACGCACAATTAGCAATCATCGGTGCGTTGTCGGTGCAATATTGAATGGGTGGAACGATCAGACGAATATTATTTGCGTAGCATACGACTGCCATATGCGCGCGAATTTCCAGATTGCTCATAACACCTCCTGCAACAACCACCGAATCGTATTCGGTCGTGGTTGATGTTTCTAATAATACAGATTGTAGAGTTGAAGCAAGTATTTCAGCAGCACGGGTTTGTGTGCTTGCCATAAGATCATACAAAATCTGTGCATCAAGCAAGTCGCCTGAACCAAGTTGCGCAACCAAATCGCGCACACAAATTTTTAGTTGCGAAAATGTCGAAACAGTCTTGAAATGATTCGCGTATCGTGTTCTATCGCCCAATCGAGCAAGCTCTTCCATTTTCGGTGCTGCTGGAACTACGTTAATATCTAATAATCCGGCACATTTGTCAAGTGCCTCACCTGCCGTATCATTAGGTGTTGTCCATAATACCGTACATTTAATAGGACTATCTACACGAACCAGAAAGGTGTGTCCTCCGGATACAATAAATGACAAGAATGGAAACTTAATATCATTACCGAATTCAGGCATAGTTGATGTCAATATATGACCCATCAAATGGTCGATATAAATAATGGGTGATGAATTATTCCACGCGAGTCGTTGTGCTGCCAAAATTCCGGGAACCAATGATAACGCATTTCCCGGACCCTGTGTGACGGCAATCAAATCTGGAACACGCCCACATCGACGCAAACATTCTTCTTTTGACTGTTCTATCAATCCATTCGGTCCATTCAGCGCTTGTTCGTGTGCGCTGGCGGCAATATCGGGTTTCACACCACCATACTCGTCGTGAATTTTATCTTGACCTACCTTTTTCTCCCAGATAATTCTACCATTTCGGCTCAAACAGATACACGTATCATCGAAACTCGTTTCAATCGCACATATGATAATGTCTTGGTTGGCGCTTGTTCGGCGCATCCATTGTTTCAACCATATTATACGTCGAACATAATACCTAAGATGTAATGAGGGTGTTTTTGAGACAATTTGTGGCTTACCTATATATTCTGCCGGCAATGACGCTGGGATTGAACCAGTAGAACAGAATTCATAGCCGGTTTGAATCCATTCAAGTGAGAATTTCAAACAGAATTCGCGTGTATTACTATTAGGTTTAGCTGTTATATCTATATGAATAATACAGTAATTTGAACATGTATGGTTTATAGCACGGATGAGTGGGGCAACACCGTCGTGCTGTGCATGTTCGATGAACCATATATCCGGGTTTTGTTTCAAATCAACATAGTTTGTTAGGCGTTTCTTCATAAAATGGGGGTCGATATGCTTAACGCTTATATTAGCACTTTCAGCGTGTATATGCAATTCGTAATCCCTAACAACGAGAAATGACGGACTACTCATATGAACTTCTTGTTCTGTCGCAAAATTCATAATAGACCGAATCAATTCAGTCTTACCCGAACCAACCTGACCTGAAAGTAAAAATGCTGTTTTCATTCCCTTGTGTCGATTTGCAGTTATGATGCGTGCTAGAAAATCGCCGAGAAGTGCTGTTTGTTCCACGTAATGTGATTCGAATTTACACACGATTTCACGTTGCGATTGTTCGTGTGCTTTTTGTCGTGCTCGGCTTGCCCGTGCCAATTTAGCAGCTACCTTTTCCTTTTTTCTAATTTCTCTTTCTATATCCATATCTATTGTATTATATATAGAATTATAGAATTATTAGGTGGTGATGTATAATTGTATAACTATTATAATATCGATACATTAAATCTTCAAATTTTTATATATAATAATGACAATTGATAGAAATATCGTATAATTATAATTTTATGAAAAGATATAATTATACTATAGTTGTATAACAGACCCATTTAAATCCATTATAAGTGCACTTACTTTTAATGTTGGAAATTTACTATTTATATATTGTTTAAATTTATTTGCGTTTAGTTTATGTAATTTAAATTCTTCATCTTTCGACAATGAATTATTATTATATAATATTTTATATGCACCACAACCCATATGTTCAAGAACTATAATCTCATCAATTTGATGTAATTGTATTGCTAATTCAATATGTTTATTAAATGATTGTTTCCATTCTGGAAAACTTGTTTGATTGTATCCTAAACTTGCACCTGCTAAAACAAACTTATCGTAATTGTTGGTGTATCCTATTTTATTAAAGTAATAAACTTCATCATCAATTAATCTAAAATCCATACAAGATAATACTAATGCTTTTGCTGTATGAGATGTTAGTTGATTCGGTATTTCATACACTTTATTCGTTTTGAAATTTTCATTCTTATCTTTTACTCGATAATGATAACAGCTATATAATAGACCGATTATAACTAAAATTATTAATAAATAAATCAATGATTTAATGTTTATCATATGTTGAAGTATATGTTATATAATATAATAATATAATGAATTTATTACATCAACAATATCTATAATTAATATTTGTAAGCGAACACATAATAACATAACAAAATTTTTAAAAACAATAAATGACTTAAAAAATTGATGCGTGCAGCACATAACACATATAAAAATACAAACGCAAAAATGTTGGCATCTAAATTTCCGGTTCATTTAGATAATAGTATTGTCGATATGTTTCGTCAAAAACTGCTAGAAAATCCGTATTTACACGAAATTGCCGACTTCTTTATGAATAACCAAGATCGTTCTGGAACCGCATACGCACCAACAAGTATAGTGGATGAAACGTCGAATTATACCATCAATATGACACCGGTGCGTATTTCCACAAAAGTAGTATTATGTAAAATCGGTATTGATGTTGACCTCGATATATTCTATAAACATTTCGAATGTTCGACGAATACCGAGAAAAATTATTCTATTGTTAGTCTGGAGTATATGGAGAATCCACCCAAAGGTTCCGTCAAACCAAAAAAGAAAAAACAAAAGAAACAATGTGTTGGTGCAGCACCACTGATTGTAAAAAAACGCAAGAGTTTTTATAATCAGGCAACGGTTATTATACACCACCATAAAAATCTCAATTTGAAATTATTCCGCAATGGTTCGATTCATATAACCGGAATTATTGATATCGAACAAGGACAACGCGCAGTTCATTTCCTAGGTGATGAAATCAGGCGTATTTATCAACTTGACCCTACTATAACAACGTCAAATATGGATAACCTGGGAATCCCGAGTTGGGAAGTGGTTATGATTAATAGTGATTTCGTATGTAATTTCAAAATTCGACGTGAAAAATTATATGAGATTCTCGATAGTCAATACAATCTAATTGTCAATTTTGAAAGCGATAATTACCCCGGTGTGAAAACTAGTTATTATTGGAACGTTCAAGATAAAGATAAAACGGGTATTTGTAGATGCAAATCGGGAAAAACGTGTTCCGGAAAAGGGCGTGGAACAGCCGCACCTGGTGATATGTGTCGTAAAATAACCATCTCTATTTTCCAAAGTGGTAAAATCATTATAACCGGTGCGCGAGAACAGACGCAAATCGATGATGCGTATCAGTTCATAACCGGGATTTTGCGTAAATATTTCAATGAAGTTGGTCGGCCAATACTTTCGTTAGAATTAAACGAAGTTCAAGAAGAAATCGTTGTTATTGAACAAGAAGAAACAAGCGAAATAGATGAAATCTAACTTTAGATATCTAAACGATTTTATCTAATTCTTTCTGGGTTATGATTCCTAATTCAAGCAATCGGGGCAAAATACGTTCGCGACAATCTGCTGATTTCAATAAACGCAAACATTCATCTTTCGACATATCCATATCGATTAAAATTGTTTTCATATTTTCCGGTTTCTCTAATAGTTTCAACAGCAGCAATTCCACATAATAATGATAATTATTGCTGTTTAACCCTAACGATAATGTTGTTTTTTCACGAGTATCGCGATTTGCATTAACACCATTCATTCGAGACAATAATTTAGAACCCGATTTGCGCGGTTGAGGGGTAGGTAGTGTATGTGCAGTTATTTCACGAAACAATGTATAAATAGTAAACAACGTTAAAGTACACTGACTATCAAACAAATCCCAATTTAATTTGTTATAGATTTGGTCTTCCAATGAAATACACTCCACGTGATTTCGTAAAATATTTAATATAATATGTAACTCTCGAATATCATACTTTTCAATATATTTATATAAATTATCCCATACAGCGATAGGTAAATTGTATCGTTCTAAATCAAATAGATTAAACACTTGAAGTGATGTCATGGTTGATGTATATATTTTTTCACTTGCTTGGTAGATATCATAATTAATATCTTTTGTATTATTTTCAATATAATTCATAACTTCCATATAATTTAAATCGCGCGTTTTCGATAATATACGTATCATATCGATTGAATTTAACATGAGCCGAAAATCATTGTCGCATGTTCGGATAAGTGAATTTAAAAATTTGGTGGTTATTATTGATTCCAAATGTTCTAACTGAACAATTGAATATAGTTTATCATATATTTTTTCCTCAGGTATTTTCTCAAGTGAATATATTTCGCAATTTTTCCGCATTTCCGTCATTTTTTTTGAAGTTATATTACAATTTTTTGAGATATTACACGTCAAAATAATAGGACATATATAATTATTTTTTTGTAGATAATACTGAATTCGCTTTAATCCACCTTTATCTCCTGTAGAAAGACCATCAATTTCATCCATTATGACACCTATTTTTGTTGGATTATCATTTAACATACTACTCACATTTTTCGACGAAGATAGAATATCTTTAAAAATAGTATCAATTTGGTCAGTATTACGCACATCACTCGCATTAAATTCAATAACATCGAATCCGTGTGTTTTTAATAAAATATGAGCCAAACTCGTTTTGCCTATACCTGGATCCCCCATAATTAGAATATTCGATTTATATTTTTTTTTCGGTGGGGGTATTTCCGCTACAGCTGATATCGCAAGTAATTTCGATCGTGATTTCTTTTTAACGGAATTGGTGTCCACAGTCGATTTTGTTGGAACAATATCATCATAATAGGTATTTAACCACGATGTTAATTCAGCGCAAATAGGTTCATTCCCTACAAATTCGTTTAAATGTTGCGGGCGGTATTTTTCATATAGCATATGTATAATCAATTTATATTCTATATAGAAAATATCTTTATTATTTTATGGATTATACCAACTATGCTAAAATAAGACATAACTTTATCTTTTTAACCCTTACAGCGTCAGACATATTTCTTGTTTTTTGTATAAAAATCAAATATTTTCTTATGTAATCAAGCGATAAATATGCTAAAGCAAAAATATCCTTAACATATTTGATTTTAAGGAATTCTATTAGGTGTCAAAACGCTGTAAGGGTTAATTATATAATCACATCATATCAATCATCATATTTACGATAGTTTAGCTTATTATTTGTTTATTTTGTACGATATATGTTTTCTATTTTTATCATAATATTTAACAGCATCGAATTCTATATATTTGGCAATGATTACGTATAAAGTCGAATATTTGATTATAAAAAATACCCCAACTGATTATGGTTAATTATAATAAATTGTATATATACAAACAAATTTATGTCGAAAGTATCGCGAAAATATAACCATAGGAACCTCCGCCGAAAATATTCTGTTAAAAAACAATATCGTTTTCAACGGTCTAAAAAGGGTGGAGCAGTGGATGGGGCTGAACCTCTTTTTAAGAAAACGCTCGAAACAACTACAGGCCTAGACCCAAAAACATTTAAAACAACCGAGGTTACAATTCATGATTATTATATTATATTGAATATTATAAATAAATCTTTTTTTGGGGCTGGAACAACTACGGTTGTAAATATTAATATACGTGTGAACATAGATTCCGTCATAGACATAAAACACCCACTGTCGGGTACACACATAAAACACGGTCTTGCAATTAAATATACTACTGATATTGGTAGACCTGTCCAAATAATAAATATATGGTCAGTTGATCCGGCCATGATAAATGATTTATCTAATACAATTAAAAAGATTCGATTCGATATCCCGGATAGCAATTGATTTATAAATGTGCGAAAATAATTTTAATAAATTATATGTTTTATCAACGATTTTGGAGTTGATAAAACATATACGACAACTAAATACACCGATTTTCAAATACTGCCAGTAGGGCTAATAATCGACATCCTGTGAAAACACGGTAGTCGTTCCTTTATCTGATATATGGATAGTATGTTCATATTGTGCCGTTTTGCCAGATTTAACACATAATGGCGGATAACTATACAAATATTGATTCTTGGTTAGAATTTCCAATTGTGTTTTAGAACATTCTATGAACCGGTTTGTAAAAGGAAGCGTTTTAAACGTCGAGCGCAATTTCGAATACAATTTTCGAGTAGATTCCATTTTAAGATTTGTGGGTGATGGTTTTATAGGCGCGGTTGGATTGATTCTATATATGGTAGATTCACCGATTTCATATGTATAATCTTGATCGGTTGAACCAAATGTTTCTATGGCATATACGCCTTCGGCGAATCGGGGAACGCGTAAATTCGGTGTAGGCACAGCCGGTAGAAATACTCCGCCATGAATAATTTCTTTTAAAATATTATGGCCGCCTAAATTTGTTATGGGATGGATATCATACGATTCCATGACTTCTTTGATACTTCCCGCCCATTCATTGATATCTACATCTATGGCAGCATTTTTAATTCCCGTATAGGTTGCTTCTTTCACACCTTTCGTTACATTCGCGTATTCTTCATTGGATTCATCGAAATATACGGTAAATGCTGAATCGATGATCCATCCTTCTATTTCTACACCGTAATCGACTTTTATAATATCGGTTTTTTGTAGAACGCGTCCATCCGTTTGTAATGGATGGAAATGTGCCGCACATTCATTGATAGATAATCCTACCGGAAATCCTATACCCCCGTATATGGACGTATAATTATTAGTTAATGTTAGTTCGCGCGTTTTCGTTTCAATTTCATTGGCGATGGCAACAAGACTGGTTCCCGGCGTAAGTATATTTGATGTATGCAGATGTTGGCGAACCTGTTTATGAATTTTTCCCGCTTTTTGTAAGGAATGAATTATGGTATTTGCGTTTGATGTATCAATTGTATGACATATAGTACCCGATAAAAATGGATTTACACCGTATAACATAATAATAGTATAGTATGTTTATCTTTAATACCATTATTAAAAATAATATATAATATTATATATAATATATTAATGTCTAAATTATCAAAGAGAAATATTTCGCGTAAATATCAACTCAAGCGGAAATCACTTCGACGAAAAAAATATACTAAAAAACAATATCGGGTTTGCAGGACGAAACGAGGAGGAGGGAGGGGATTTTTACCCACTGCTTTAGGCAGTTTAGTACGTGGTGTTGCGACTGTTGCGTCTGGTGCTGCTAAAGCAGCTGCGACTGGTGCGTCTGGTGCTGCTAAAGCAATTGCGACTGGTGCAAAAGATGCAGCAGTTATTGGTGCTAAAGCAATTGCGACTGGTGCAAAAGATGCATTAGTTATTGGTGCTAAAGCAATTGCGACTGGTGCTAAAAGAATACTCACTACTGGAATTAAAAAATTAACAAAAGCACAAACTGAATTTACGTTTGGTAAAAGTAAATCTGCTAAAATGTTTGGGGGTGAAACACTTTTTGCCGGATTCCAACCAGATTGTATTATTACTATAGATAATGGCAAAATTAGTTGGGCTGGGACAAATATTTTACAGCAAGCCAGGCGATTTTTAAGTACTGACAAAGATGTTACAAAAGATAAGATAGTTACAATTGATGTAAAAAACGAAGCATTCAAAGTAGACAAACTGCCAACAGTTATGACATATATTCCACCTGGGCCATTTAGTCCTAAAGTTCAATATTGGGGGCTTAAAATTGAGTATATTGATAATGAAGGTAAGAACCAAATTAGATATTTTTGGTCAGAAGACCAAGGACAGATTGATAAAGCATACGATAAAATAATTTACGAACAACGTCCTACTATTAAGTTAGACAGCACTGGCACTGAAACGGAATCTATTAGTAATACTTCTACCATACAGACCATACAAAATATAGGTTCTATTTTAATAAATAGTATTAAAAGATTATCACCAACCTTAAAAATACAGCCGGAATTATTAGTATTAGCACAAGATTCAGTAAATGCTGCAAATGTTACAACCGATTTTCAAAAATATAATCGAACACATGTACCTGTAAATATTGTTGAACCTCCTATTGAACTTTCATTACAGTTATTACTCGATATAGCCCATAATGTTTATCCATCAAATAGTGATAAAAAAACAATTGATGGATATAATGAAATTGTACGTAACGATTCCTTACAATTATATCAATCAACCGACAACTATCAGCTGTTTTTACTTGGTGTGCGTGGAACAGAAATAAATTTAACCGATATTGCGGCAGATATTAGTTTAAAAGATGGTATTTTAGGAGATAAATTAAAAAACTCAAAACGATATAAAGACAACGAGCTTTTTATTAAACAAACAATCAAGCCACATATCAGTAGTATTGATGATGCTATTATAGTTGGTATTGGACATAGTTTAGGAGGAGCAATTAATGATGAATTATTAGATAATAAATTAATAGATTTTGCAATTTCGTTTAATCCAGCGGTCCAACTACAACATATAAAAACCATAAATCCTAATCATAAACGCTTTTATTTAGAAAGCGACCCCTTATATAATATATTAGTTAAGGGAAGCAACACACAATTTATTAAAAATTGTAATATATTGCCACATAAAGAGACAACATTTAGTCGTTTATTAGGTGACAAATTACCTAAGTTAGGCAAGTTATTCGATAATTTTAACCAACATAAGCTTGATTCATTTGACACTACACTATTAGATGTGTTGGATATGGAAAAACCCTCCACATCATCATCCACATCATCCACCGCATCATCCACCGCATCATCCACCGCATCATCCACCACATCATCCACCGCATCATCCACCGCATCATCCACCGCATCATTATCCCCCACATCATCCATATTATCACCATCATTATCCCCCACATCATCCATACAGGATAAAGTAGTCGTGAAAAAAATAAATTATAGTGATATAATAAAATCATTATCGGTAGGAGATTTAATTTATATAGATAACTTTCCCCTAGACTGGATGATTATCAACGACAAAAAAGATAATCATAAAAAAGCATATAGTGATTTGCAAGGGGATCATCAAGCTAAGGAAGCGACTGAGTGTTATATACGTTATCATTTATTACATAATAACCCTGAAAACCAACTTACAAATTACCAACCAATAACAATAAATTATAGAAATGATGTTATAGACAAAGATTTTCTTATTAAAAAACTTATACGTGTAAATGATGATAATTTACAAATACAAACATACACATACACAATAAACCAACAATCTACACCAAATACGATTAGTGATACTTCAATAAATATTTTTCCCACATCCAAAATCGAAGAAACCAATGAATTATTCAATACAATATTACCCACCTTTATTGAATTTAAACCAGAGTTTTTATGTAAATTTATGGTGTTAATTGAAGACACGACAGAAATCAATTTTAAAAACTTACCTATGGTTAAATTATTAACCGCATATTATAATCACCATAATGGCAGCAATGACACCGTAAATAGCAAATGTACAGAAACAAAAAATCAATATATACAAAAGTTTAGAGACATAGAAAAATCAAAAGAAGCAGCAGAGCAACAAAAACTAGATGCCCAACAACAAGCATTAGAAGCTAAAGAAAAAGCTCGGTTGAATCGTGAAAAAGAAGTAGCTATACAAAGAGCATATTATTTACGATCAATAAAAGCCGGAAATTTTATTTGGTATGCTAATTCATGGGCATACGTATATTATGCTAATGATAACAAAGTATTCGGAGCAGAACCACGGGAAGAACATTCAGGAGGACCGGGAGGGTATTTCTACACTACATCCCGAGTTATTGGTATAGAACCCACACAAATAATGTGTGGGTTATTAACAGAGGATGCAATAATTAATAAGCACGAGATTAACATAGAACAAATACCAGCGGTAAATAGTAATTATTTTCAATTTGTTGAATTAAACGAACATGTATATAAACTATATAATTATAATCTTTCCCCTGAAACTCTTTCTAAGCAAAATATAGAACAATTAAAGCTAATATTTGCCAATCTGGAGAATAATGTAAAGAAAGCATTAAAGCCATTATCATTAAGCGATCAGGAACTGACTGATAGGAACAACATAATATTAAAACGAGAATCAAACTTACTAAAAATCAACTTAGAAACCGTAAAAATTATAATTATAGAAGACGGTAGTCTAGTATTAAATAATGATTTCATAAAAACAATTACAGATAGATTGATATAATACTTATAATATATTCGAAGGATACTATCTAAATTCCAACAATATAATGATTATATGGTTGGAATTTATTAACGTAACAATAATTTATTTGCAAATTATTGTTATTTATAATATTAGAAGTAAGCCTCATAGCATCAGACATATTTATAATATTTTTCTTTAGTACGTATCGCATAACAATATTTATTATTTGTTACGGATACCTAATAAATTTTTTAGGGTTTTAAATATAAAACATTATCTGTATTTCTGTAATAATTAGATAATATGAAACCACGTATCAATGCTTATAGTGTGTTATTTATTACACCGACCGAAAAGAAAAATGAGACAAACTTTCTATAAAAAAATAAAAAATCGTTCAGTTAATCTTTTTGGTGATATAAATGCACTCTTAACCCTTACAGCGGTTTGACGACTCATATAGTCGTTGCTAAAGCATAGAATTGTGCCAAAGGCATAAAAACGTATATTTATTAAAAATAAATCAATCATCTGCTTGTAATATTACATCTGTTTTATTATTTTTATATAAATACCAAAATAGATACACCGCTGTAAGGGTTAAAAAAGAAAGTCCTAATACATATGAAGATATAGATAAAGTTATAAAAGACATATTAAAAATAAAATACAAAGGGAACATCTAACAAATTACTTAAAACATAGTTATAGAATATATAAATAAGTTTTACTTTGTCTCATTTTTCTTTTCGGTCGGTGTAATTGTCTAACAAACATATAGATCTATAACCTTTTATTATTGTTTAATTCAATCTTCACATTATTCACCATCAATATAATCATAATCGTCCGGAATTTCCAGATTATTTTCAAGAATATCATTTATTTTTTCTGGAATATTGATATTGCATACAACACCAGTATTTTTCTTATATTTTTCAAACTCAATATATAGTTTATTATATTGGGAAATCATAATCATCAATCTACGATAAATATCCCCATATTCGTTTTTCATAGAATTCAATAACAATGTGGTATTTTTATTTTGTATAAGAAGACTATTATACTTTGTCTCAAATTCCTTTAACGTTTTATTGTGTGCTACTAAATCGCGATTTTTGATAATAAGTTCTTTGTTTAGGGTAATTTGATTATTTTCAGCATTATTGTAATAGTCCCAACATAACTTTCGCAAACAGTCGGTATAATATTCATTAAGTTCCTTTTCATACCATGCGCAATATTCCACGATAGTCTTATAATATTCCGCGTAATATTTTTCATTTTCATTGAGTACAGACGTATAATATGCCTCACTATTTGTTTGATATTGATTGATTATATCACTATAATGATCATGACTATCGTATCGGTATTTATCAAATAAAGACGCATAATGTGCTTCACTGTCGACGTGATATTGATTAAGAATAGACATATAATAATTATTACAATCTATATGGTATTGATTTAAAATATCACTATTACTGTCTATATCTATATCATCCACAATACTGTGTTGGATATTGCTAGTATTGCTAGGTGTAGGTTCGTCAATAGACATATCCATATCCATATCACTACTATTACTATTACTATCAACAATTGCTTCAGTCAATTCATATAAAATATCAGAATCAATAAGTATCTCTACAAACTCACGGCATTTTTCCAAATACGCTTGTTCTTTTGACCGAGTTGTTCGGTTTGCGACATCTTTACACTTTCGTAATTCCTCAATACATTGACGTAAATATTGTAAATTCATATAAAATTTATATACTAATATATTAATATACTATATATCATCTTTATATTTAGATATATGTATCCACACATGAACGAATCCACAATATTAAAACACGTAGGAATATTCTGTTCCGGAAAACCCGATATTAAACAAGAGTATATCGATATTATGTCCTCAATTTTGCGTAAAATTGATACATCTCGTATAGCCATCGTATATGGTGGTGGTAGTGTAGGGTTGATGGGTGTCATACGAGAAGTATATACGGGCAAAATAGTATCAAGTAATATGAAAGCGTTCGTATCACAAGAAACGACGCCGACGTCCGCAGCCGACGATTATGTTTTTGATACAATAACACAACGTCAATCTAAACTAATAGAGTTATCTGATATGTTTCTTGTATTTCCTGGTGGGTTTGGAACAGTATATGAATGTTTGGAAGTCATTACAAAAAATCAAATCGGTGAACATTCAAAAAAAATAATCATTTTTAATTATAAGGGATTATATAATCATCTGCGCGATCAGATTGAGCATTTACATCAAGAAGGGTTTATCAAACATCCATTAGATTATTATAATATTATTTTCGTGAATGAAAATGAAATAGATATCTTACTTTCACATGTGTGAATCAAGTATAAGAAAAGACAACAATAAAAAATATTTTTACCTTTTTTTTTTGTTTTTTTTGATTTTTAATATATTTATAATAAACTTACCTTTTAATTTCTTTGCGTGTTGCGCATTTAGCGCTTGAATGGAACCAACTTACCGCTCTTGATTGTTCCAATGACGGGAGTGTTTCTCTCGGCGCTGTAGCAACTTGTCATCGGGTCGTAAAAGACTTTGAGCTTCTCGTGGAAGACGAAACTGTTTTCTTCTTCTTCCTCTTCCTCTTCGGCGACTTCTTCCTCTTCGTCGACTTCTTCCTCTTCGTCGTCTTCGTCGGCCAGAGGCTCAGGGTCAGGAAGAACACTTGCTTTGGGAGTAGATGCCTCGCTATCGCACTCTTCTTCGATGAGTTCAACACCTGATTTGCCACCAACTGTTGCCACCACAACAACCACGGCTTTGTACTCGGCCTTTTCTTCCTCGCCCAAACTGCGCCAGATTTCGCCTGCGCGAGTGGTTATGGCCGTTTGAAGATCGCGGCCTGAAATGGATTCATTTGTGGCGAGACATTCGGCGCGAATGCTTGCGCGATTCTTGCTGAGGAAATTGAGGAAGGCATTGACAGTCGGCTTGCGCTCTTTGACTTGTTTCGTCTTCACGGTCTTGGTGGAGGTCTTCTCGGTCTTGACGGCGGCCTTTTGCTTGGGTTCAACAGCAGCCTTTTGCTTCTTCGGCAGTTCGCTTTTGCCTTTGCTTGAATTGGCCGGATTGACGATGCCGCGTGATTTGTAGTAGTTGGAACGAACTTCATTGTAGTTGGGATGATTGGCATCAGTGAATGTCTCGCCGGGTCCTGTTTCAAGGTCGCCGAGAATCTTCCACGTGGCATCGCCATTGCGCGTGCTGTGTCGCTCGTGCTGGCCGCAATGAGTCGCGCCACTAACGCACGCGTGGTCGCATTGGACGGGTTCGAATTCACCTGTTTCCTCGTTGAGAATTACCTGAAATTTGTAAGCGGTGCACCTGATTTGTCCTGGTTTGAGATTCTTGGTAGCTGGGGGCTGAGATGACGTGAAGATACGCAGTAATTGCTTGTTGCCGCTCTCAACGATGGCAGCAAGCAATTGCTCGGTTGTGAAACTCTTGCCCAATGCGCCAATAAGGTCGTTGAAACGGTGATTGGGGATGATGGATGACATATTCTGCGATAATTTGCTTCTTGTGATGCTGTTATTTACATCAATAAAAAATCTACTATCAAATTTTTATGTAGTTCTATAGTAGATTTGTAGGTATTGCTATTGGTCGATATAATTATTAGCTATTAGGTATGATTCTATTATTTCATTATTTCATTATAGATTAATTATAAAAATCGAAATTTCCCATTTGACTATAATTTCCATTTTGTATAAATGTTCCTGATCTCCATGTATCACCATCGAATGAAATATTATCAAACGTAAAATTACCTTGGTTTCGTGATATTGTAGAAACATCCGCTTGAGAAAAATTATATATAGAAACTCGAATCGGTTGACTCACCA